ACATGTTATTACCTAAAAAACGACTATACGGAATATAATATATATATTGATAACAAAACAAAATTTTATTATACCGAAATAAAAGGTAACAAATTTATAGCTGTTACTTATATGGGTGTATGCAATGTATACCAATTGTTTTCGGAAATACTTCCTATGTCTGGAAACACGGAAAACGAAATAAAGGATAAATTGATAAACGTATATAACGAACTGCAAACAGGTAAGGAAATACAAGTTAAAACAAATGTAGGTTTATTAAATATAAATCTCATGAAGCCTGGAATTTCGCCCTAGTGATAGAAGGGCGTACCGTTCATACCTTACCAAATAAATTTAAAACATTTTGAGATTATCTTAAAAAATTCATGTTATGATCGAAACATTAATATTATTAGGTTGCTTGTACTTATCTATACGGGTAACTGACTATATCGAAAAACAGAAACAACAATAATTAAAACGTAATATTATGGAAAGAAGAAACGACATACCTAATTTGCTTGCAATGTATATACGTAACACGCGGGAAATATACAGTATTACATCATGGTTGCAAAACTGTGTTCTTAAAAAAACAAACAACGGTGTACAACCACAATTAGAATACCTTGCAAATTGTAGCACAATGAAAACCATAATCAGGGAAGCCGCCAAACTGTTATACAAGTATGACGGAATAACACCCACAAAACAGGAAAAACAGGAAGCGGCCCGGGAACATGCTAAATATATCCTTGATAGTGTGCAATACTTCATTCAAAACGCCAATAGAGGGTAAAATAAAGCCCTATATTAAAAGATCTAAAACAATACCGATATATCACCCATAAAAACAAAAACATTATGATACAGGTAACAGTAAAAAACAGCAAAACAGGTAGCCAATATATTTGTAAATCGGCAAGAAGAACGGTAAAGAATATAACATATAATCATATAACTTATCATTTGATATGCAGACATAAAGATCACCCGTTTTTTAAACAGTTTTACCACGGTCCAAAAGGTATATATATAGATTCACCACGATACAAGGAAATAGAAGCCCTAGAAAAACCTATCTGGAATACACCGATACACGAACTACTAGAGCTAACCATCACGGAAACACCCCTAGACGGACGTACCAGATACGCAAAACAATTACCCGTATATAATGTAGACGTATTAGCGGAACTCACCTATTAATCAATCAAAAACAATATAATTATGATACAATTTACTATTAACAGTTTCAGCCATGGCCTAACAGGCCGCCCGTACAACTCGATCAAAGACGCAATACAAGACGGTGGATACTCCGTTTGGTGCAACGAAAAGATCAAAAAAGCATTCAGTTTCGGGAACGGCACGGAAAAGGACTTTGAAAGGTATTGCAAAGACAATAAGTGTAAAATTGTGAGTGAAAGCGAATTTTACAAAGAATTATATTCTTTGCCGTTGAATGAGCAAGAAACACATATCCAATTTATTCGGGAACAATTAAGCCATTACAATGATCTATAAAACATAATGCAGCAATGAAAAAACAGAATATAGAAAAAGAATTATCTCCTATCCTTGAAAACGAAAGTATTCAGATCGGAGCGTTTAAGGCTAACAGAAGTATTGATACATTGGATCTTATCAAGGAAAATATCAAGTTTTGGAAAAGCTATGATGGACATAAGCTACCTAATAAACAGGTTAAACGCCTGTATTATAACGGCACTAAGACACAAAACATAATCAAAATGTACCGAGATACGCCTGAATTGATTAAGTTTGTAAGAGAGCACGCAAACGACTACGATACGTTAAAACGAAACGACGTACCTAGCTGCATAACTATTGATCGTAGGCGGAGTGAACGTTATTTTTCCGTATTTATTAAAAAATTTGGGAAAATAAGTTTTAAAGAAGTTTTAAAGGTTTTCCCATTGCTTCCAAAATCATATTTGAACGAATAATGAAAGTGATTAGAGTAATTAGAGTTTTAAAGAGAATACTAACCGACTCAGATATAATAGATCTGTACGGTATGTATTGTGATTTTTATAAAAATATACAATAATATGAAACGCGAAGAATTAGACAACATTTTGCGCAACTTGTTAGTTGCCGGGAACATTGTAACCGTACCGTTTGAACAAATGAGAGAGATACGCAAGGAATTGGACCGATTTGTTAAGCCTGTACAGATAGAGATCATTAAGAGCGATTTTGAAACGGTTTCATTTAGGGAATTAAGATAAATAGGATTGCCCGGTATGGAGAACAACGAACAGAGCGATAATGAAAGAAACGGCACCATACGCGGATATTTTGCTTTTAAATCAAAAGAAGAATGGCAAACGAATACGGTATTCATTGATCATGTATTTAAATAACCAACTATCCCGGCGTGGAGAACAACAAGCGGATCGCCACCGCCGCTGGGAACAAATACTAACTTAAAAACAACAAAAGAATATGAAAGCAAATTATTTCATTCAAATTAACGAAAAAAATCGTAGTATAATGCTTGAGCCATGTAACGTATTCAAGGCTGTAAGATTACTAAACTTCTTTAGTGATGGAATTAACTTACTGAAAGAAACACAAGAGGTTACAAGCATAGAACTGTATAAGATTGGCGAACCATTACCGAAAAGAATTTTAATTTAATGGGAACGAACAATAAACAATCCATCCTGGAAGGACGGAAATGGGATGTGATAGAGAGTGTTGACGGATATTTTTCCGGGGAAAAGAACGGAGTTATCATACAAGGAACGACAATGAGTGGTCTGTATGAAAAATGTAAATCTTTTGATATAGCTTCGGTTATGGAGAAGATTAAGACGGGTGTAGATCTGAACGACTGGGAAAAACGATTAATAAAAGTTAATAAAAAGTTGTTGGCAAACCAATAAACTATATCTTTGCCGTATGAGAAAGAAATACGTGGCATATTATAAAGGCTGTACAATAGAGGTCACAGGAGAAAAAGACTTCATGTACCGAATAATAAAAGGTGAACGGATGGTTCTCTTTGTAGATATGTTTTACAGGTCTACAACTGATGCGTTAAAGGGCGCAATGAGGTGGGTGGACAATAATGTTAGAAAGGAGTGAATTTATGCTTTTTGGAATTGTTTTTGCTATGTTAATGAAGGCTATATGTGGAAATATGTTGGACGATTGATGATTGTCATTGTATGGCTTATTGTGTTACAGGTCTTGTCTGAATGTTAATTATGAAATATTTAAGAATACATTTGATTATATGGTGTTTGCCTTGTATAATATATACACTATTAGAGATTGCAGTATTTTTGGCGTTCAATATCATCTCGTTTATATGGGATTTTAAGTTTATTAAATGGAGTTCCATGTTTTATGCCAAATATACATGGAACGGTACTCCTTATGTAGACCGAACCCCTTGGGATACCTTTAAAAGGCATTATTCAGTTATATTATAATTTAAAGAAAAAATGATAATAGGGATGTTTCATTCATAAAAACAATATAAAAGCTATGAACAAAGAAGAATTTCAGACAAAGAAAAATGATATCAATTCAAAAATAAGGGAATTGAAAAGTCAGAAAATTAAGTTGGAAAAGGAGTACATTGAATCCAATGCGAAGTATCCTATCGGAAGCAAGGTTTGTATCACCACCCCTGCATCAGTATATACGAGTTTGCATGATTTGACAGGTGTCACCGTTCCTGAAACAAAACAGTATGCCTATATTGTGGGTTATGATATCAGTTACCTGTGCGATATCAAACCATTGTTTAAAAAGATAAACAAAGATGGAAGTGTATCTAAAGTAAACTTGTATGTTAATCTCGAAAATGTTGTAATAGAATTGGTACAAGGTCATGAAGAAGGTAGAAGCAGGAACTCTTGACGAGAACGAACTGTTTGAACACAGGGGTACAATCTATGAGGTTTTATATAAGACGGATTATTGTGTTCGTTGCCAATACCCAAACGACAAATATCGTTACGGGGATATGTGGAAATATCTCTATACCGAGTTTAGTTTATGGACAAAAGTTAATAAATTATGAAAACGCTGGTTTTTGATGTAATGCTTGACGGGCGATTTGTACATACATTCAGATACCAATACTGCCCGTTATTCCCGATAGACGAACAGGAACTGGAGAAGTTTGTCACCGACAGGCTTCCTACATTGAAAGGTAAAGATTTTAAAATAGTATTTTGATATGAAACAGACAGTAGAAGAAGCGGCAAGGGACGCAATCCACGCTCATTATAAATGCAACGGTGAATATCCATGCGGAGAACGTGACTATTGCGAACATTGTAATGGTCATAATACAGCATTCGATTGTTGCGAATGTGGCGCAGATGAGTTTAAAGAAGGATTTATTTCTGGTGCAGAATGGCAGTCGAAGCAATCACCTTGGATAAGCGTTAATGAACGGTTGCCGGAACCAAACAAGCTTGTCCTTTGCAGAATGGTATCAAATGGAGCGATTGTTAGTGGCTATATCGTTGTTTCATCTGGGAGATCGCCATACGTTGCGACAGACGGAGGATTTGAATTTGAGGATTGGAACGGCTACGAGTGTGACATGTGGATGTACATCCCGTCTTTTGATGATATACTCGAAGCCAACAGGGATGTACTGGAACGGATTAAAGAGAAAGGAGATTGAGATATGGATAAGGAAGAATTAACCATTAGCTTAGCGGAAGCATATAGGGAGATATATCTATTAAAGTTGCTTAATATCAAGCTAAGGAAACATGTAGATGAACTTACTGGGTATATTCAAGAATTTTCACCTGTATTTACTAAAGAATAAAAATATGTATAATAATAGATACTTTCATTATTGGAACAAATTAAAATTTGATTACAATGAGTGTTTAGGTCGGATTGCTTCAACTAAGCCAGTAAAGAAACACATGAGAAGAATGAAAACGCTTGAATGGCGTATAAGAATTAATCGGAAAGAGTTTATAGTTAATCCTTTAGGGGGGAAAACATACTTTCCACCTTTTTAATAGAAGTAGTATGGAAATAAAGAACGTAGGACAACTTAGAAAAATCATAGAGAACCTTCCCAATGATTTTGAAATCGAGATGCGTGTCAGACGCAAATTGACGGATGAGGAATTGAAAAATTGCAGATACCCTTATCCTTACGATACAGAGTATTTAACTTTGGAATTTGACGATATAGGCGTTTCTGACAAAGTATTATGTTTGGGTGTAACTCTTAATGAATGAATGGTATGGAAATAAATAACGGAATAATAATTGACGGGGTACTGTATGAATCATCAGAAGGATTTTGTAATGAGTGTTCCTTATACCGGGAATGTTGTAATATTTTAGATGATACCTATTGTTCCATACTAGATTTGGGAATAGGTCAGTGTTTTGTCAGTCGTGGTAAAGTAACAGAGATTAAAACAGAGGAGGAGAAGAAATGAAACAGGTATTGTCATTTGATCAGACGAAACATTTACAAGAACTTGGATTATACCATATCTACACCTTGCCAGATATTCTCGACAAGTTACCTTGTTTCATCGGCAATGAAGTGCTGACCATCAAAAAATTTGCAGATAGCTATACATGCTTGTATGTGGAATCTTATACTAGGTCTATCGGAAATATCACAGAAAGTAAAGAGCCTATTGATGCAGCCTATGATATGTTGTGCTGGTGCATTGAAAACGGATATGTTAAAGTTGGAAAGGAGGAATAACTAAAATGGATATAGTACCTATTATAACAAAAGATAATCTTTCTAAAGAACAGATAGAATATCTGCAAAAGCAGCAAACAGAATATAAATTAGTTAATAAGATTAAGAAGAATCCGGGACATATCCTGTTTTCTTTTAATCGAAAAACAGGAGAAATTAAGAGAGCTTCTATTATACACAAGGTTAATATTGGTTTGAATGGGCTTCCTGTAACCAAAACTGAAACGGTTATAGAACCTGATTGCTATTACGAACAAGCCTTGAATGAAAATAATTTTAGAAAGAAATTGAAGAGAATTGGATTGTTAAATGTTTAAACGCTTTAAAAACGAATAATTATGGGATTTACAACACCGTGTTTCATACGCAAAAATACACCGGAGCTTCGGAGAGGGCTGGAAGAATTGGGGTATTTCAACAACTCTCCTCAATGGACAAATAATTGTAGTATAATATGGGCTTATCAATATCCAATGAAAGGATTTGATACTCCTAATTATGTGATTGCGGATTCTTTTGATATACCTTTTGACAAACATAGTGCTTTATGTGGGAAATTTATTGATTGCGGAACGAACGAGGAACTTTTCCTGGCTATAGCTGCATTAAGGGATGATAGTAACTACATGCAGTGGTTTATAACAGATTCCATTCTTAGCGTTTCTTATGGAGATTCTATTGGTAACGATCATTATTTCACAGAACTCAAAGGCATTATGTTCTTTTGGGATGAAAATTGGGATAATGCAACCATTATTTCAGGACGTTATCACAAGGCCACCGTAAACGAACTGATTGAACATTTTAAAGAAAAGGAGGAATAATGAAAGCAAAGTATTTTAAAAAGATAAGAAGCCAAGTAAAGTGGTATAAGGTATCATATAGAGATAGTTTATTTTTTAGTTTTAGCGATGAGAAAGAAATATTGGCTAAATCTCCTGAAAATGCTTGTGTCAGATACCATAAACGTACTGGATGTTTTGTTAACAAATATAATCCCAATAATATTACACAATATAGTGAATCTCTTTCAAGATTCAAGGTATGTATAGGTAAGAAAGTAATGTATTTCGATTAAATATGAAAGCAGAATGGAGCCTTGGTTTCACTGATGCGCTAATAAAGAAATTAAAAGGAGAATAAAATTATGACCGAAGAACTTGTAACATTGGAAACAGCAAAGTTGCTGAAAGAGAAAGGATTTAATGAGTATTGCAAAGATATTATTAAAGAAGACGATAATCGGATAATGCAATCTGTGTTCCGAACGAATAAGAATTTGCCAAAATTGTGTTATAGTCGTCCCACTCAATCCGTTGCACAAAAGTGGCTGCGTGAAACCAAGAACCTGCATATCGAAATATCCTATATGTATGAAAACTATTGGACGTATGATATACTGACAATTCCGAGACATGACTTGATAGGATTGTCTGACAGGCCTATTATCCGTTATAATACCTACGAGGAAGCACTTGAAGCAGGATTACAGGAAGCATTAAAATTGATATAAATATGAAAAAGATATCTTTCAATGATAAGTTTGGATTAACACAAGCGGTGTTGGATGGTCGTAAGACTATGACGAGAAGAATAATCAAATGTCCTAGAACTTTTAAAGGAGAATGGGTTGCTGGATTCAATATACACAGATGCCATTCTGATAAAAAGATTGTTGGCTATCCTTGTATGTATGATGCTGATGGAAGGGAATTTAATTCGGGAGAAATTATTCCACGCTACAAAGTTGGTGAAGTTGTTGCCATTGCGCAAAGCTATGAAACCGTTTACCATGAACAAGGATTGGAAACACTTGATATGTTAGTTAGTGGTTGGAAGTATAGTAAAGGTTGGCGTAATAAACTCTTTGTCCGCGCTGACCTCATGATACATCATATCCGAATTACCAATCTCAAGATTGAACGTTTACAGGACATTAGCGATGAAGATTGCTTGAAAGAAGGGGTATATGAAGATTCGGGTGATGATGAGTTTCCACCATCTATATTTTATGAATTTGAGGGAAACAAAGACGATGGATTTGATACACCCCGTGAAGCCTTTGCAGCCCTCATAGATAAAGTATCAGGCAAGGGTACATGGGAATCCAATCCTTATGTTTTCGTATATGAATTTGAACTGATTGATTAACAGATAGGGAGTAAATTTATGAATAATATTAATTTGAATGAACTACGGAATATAGCTTATAAGACAGCTTGTGAGCATGGTTTCCACGATAAAGAATTGAGTGACGAACACTACCTTTGCCTTATCGTTGGAGATCTTATGAAAGCTGTGGAAGCGGATAGGAAAGGGAAACGTGCCGACAGAGAATCTTTTAAATCTTCTTATGAGAATGAAGAACCGCACGATGATGCCAATTTCAAATATTGTTTTGAAAAATATATCAAAGATACACTTCCAGACGAACTAAGCGAAGCAGTTATACGCTTGCTTGACCTTGCAGGACTTCGAGGAATAAGCCTTGAAACTGTTAGTGAAGATATTAACTCTGAATATATGGATGATATTGTCTATATGTACAGCAAATTGAGTTTCACGGAGGCGATATATGTCATATCTATCATACCACCTGTAGATTGCAGTGATTTTTCTACGGTTGTAAATCACATGATATTTTCAATCTTTGCATTTTCCAAACATCTTGGCATAGATTTGCTATGGCATATTGAGCAGAAGATGAGATACAATGAACTAAGACCTATGTTTCACGAAAAAAAATATTGATTATGAAAACAATATTATTTACAATTATATGTGTTATCGCCCTATTGTGGGTTGGAGATCTAACAATTACATTTAAACCGTTTTCCATATCGTTGCCTGGTTGGCATAAGGCTTTAGGTATCATACTGTTTGTATTTGCAATGGCTGTGTATAACATTGGAGAATACGCTAAGGGGTACAAGCATGGTTTTGATGATGGAGCAAAGGAATGTATTGAAGCGATTAAGGGAAATGGAAAGAAATGACATTAATTTCCCGTTACTCCGTATATTTAATGGAGTAACGGGGCGATATGAACTTCTTATTGACGATGTATCCATAGATGCTTATGGACGTGTAAGGGATAGCAGTGGTTGTGTTGTAGAATGGTTTACAGGCGTGTTTGACATGAACGGAATACCATTGTTTGAAAACGACATAATCATGCCTGTAAAGGACGGAATAAGCCAATATAGACGTATCTGGAGAACGGTAGGTGGATTTATACTAAGCAGGAGCAATGATGTAAAAGGACTGTCCAAATTGGATATGCTTGGTGCGGACTATCTTGTGAACGAACGTGTGCAGCAATACATATCTGATGGTTGCGTAAAGGTAGGGTCTGCAACAATTGATCTTAACCTGTTGAAAGGGAGAACGAAAGAAGAGATTATTAGAAATTTGTCCAGGAGAGTAAATTTATGAAAGACAAAATGCTAGAGGAAAGTTTGAACAATTTCTACAGGACGTTTCTTATTTGGGTGATAAGATGTTATCCTATATTGTTCTGTATTGCTATACTTGTCCATCAGTGTGAGGTTATACACTCTGTTGGAACAGGTGATATCATTGAATATTATGATGGTGACACATTGGAGTATATTCAGTATGCCACTCCGTTTTCGGACAAGTACCTTACCATATTCTTTAACGCCAAACTGTTTAATGCAATATTGTTTTATGTGTTGTCAAAGGTACTTTTATTTTGTATATACCATAGAGTATTTGTTATTGAAATGTTTATATACGCAATACTGGATATTGTATTTAATAATGTGGTGTTTGAGGACGCACATTTGATTAATGCGATATACTATACATCAATTGGTTTTGTTACTGTTGGATTCTTTATTGCATTATACTTGCATCAAAGATATGGAGATAGGAAAGTGCACACGCATCAAACTATCAGTGATGGGTATAGGTGTTGTAATAAGTAATCTATTTTTTACCCATAGCTTGTGTTCCTCCCGTATTCTTCATGTTTATCTTGACCTTTATGGGAGATGTCTTTTTATTTGATGTTACCTTAGGTGATTTAACATTCACCCTAATCACTTTCTTTGCCATGTATTACTCATTTTAATTGTTTAACAAAGTTAATTATTTTTATTTATGCAACAAAACAATAGTACCGATAAAACAGCTTCGGCACACAAAACGGACGAAATAATGGTTTACGAACATCCTTTTTTTGGCAAAATTCGTGTGTTTGTTCGATATGGTAAAATTTGGTTCTGTGGATTAGACGCTGCATCTTCTTTACAGTATTCAAATCCATTAAAAGCTCTTTTAGAGCACTGTAAACCATCCTCCGTAATGATGCGTGAAGTAGGGGATGATATAATGGAGTTTATTAATGAAAGGAGTATGTATAGACTGATTTATAAAAGCCCTTTTCCTCCTATGGCTGATGAATTTGAACGTTGGATATTTGATTATATTGTTCCATCAGTTACCAATACAGGAAGTTATTATGCACAGGTTAGATTACCAAACTTCAACAATCCTGCCGAATCTGCCAGGGCGTGGGCTGATGAGTACGAAAGGAATCAAGCGTTAAAGCCACAACCAAACGAATCCAATGAATGGTACAGTATCAAAAGATGGGCAAAGGAAAACGGTGTCAACTGGAAAAAGATTAGCCGGATGAAGATGAAGGTAATATCTTGCAAGCTAGGTTATGAGATAAAAAAGATTTTTGACGATAACCATTGCCAGGTAAACACATACAATGTAAACGTATTTAAGGAATACTTTAATAAATGTGAATAAATAATATATATTTTAAAACATTTTATAGTATGTCATTTTATTGACTATATTTGCATCATGTTTGAGTGTAGAAGCAAGCATATCTATAATGAAAGTTTAGGGGGAAAGCGTTCCCCCGATTTTAGTAACCGTAAAAATGATAAAACCATGATTCTACTAGAAATTTTTCAAAACTGCTTTATCGTAGGGTATGATGGAAAGAAAATACCCTTTGTAAAAGATGATTTCCTGTTTAGTGATACCGGGGAAAGATACATTTTGACCAACAAGGAAAACAGTGAACAGGTTAGCCTACCGAAGCAATCGACAATAATAATTAAACATAATATTTTTCATGAAGGTATTGATTAGAAAGGATTCAAGCGACATAAGAAACAGACTTGAACGGTTAGGGTACACCGCTTCCGAAAAAGCGTTGGAGGGATTTGGTGATGGTATCTTTGTAGACAAGTCAGATAATACTTTTCACGTAAAATCAGAGTGGAATGTTATTTATATGTTTCTTGAAACAGTAGATTGCGGAGATGACGAGAATATGTTTTTTGATTTTGTAGAAAACGATATAACGTCAATAACGCCAACAATGCTAGGTAAATATAAATCTTTAATAAAAGTTGATAACTTTCCCATCATTAATACATCTAGCATTAAAGATGTGTTGTACTTTGAATATAGAGAATATAACGTCATAGAAGTTACTATTGTTTCAGTGTATGGGGTAAAGTTGAAAAACATAAAGGATGTAGACTTTTCAGACCCTAATGCGGATACAATAATAGAGTATATGAAATCGTTGCATAAACAACTAAAAAAATATGTAAAATATGAAGTGTAATTTTACCCCTATGGACAAATTCTACCAGATACTGGATTACTATGGTTTGTCTTACACGGAGATTAAGAAAAATCATATCCGTGTGTTTTATGGAAACAAGAAAATGTTTGATTATTATCCGCTTCGCATGAAGTTATTTGATTACCATGAATGGCATCAGCTTACTTATCCGTTCGTGAAGGGCAAGGAAGATGAATGGGAAGTAGAACTTACCATGTTCATTAGCGGAGTGTTGGGAGATGAGATGTTTAAAAAGTTTAAAAACGATTGATTATGGATAAGAAAGAGAAGGAATTTACTCCAAAAGCTATAAATTTGTGTGGCAAACGGAGAATGCTATCATCCATAAAAGGATGGGAGATTGTTCATTATAACAATTACTCTAAAGGTATAGCCAATGTCCAGCCTGTGGACAAGTTGAGAATAACACTTTCAGGGCGCGAAGTCATTGAGTACGTCCTATCTGATGGAGATAAAACGATTGATAAACTAGACAGTTATTTCGGATTGCTATGATGATAAAAGTAGACATACCTGAACCGTTCATAGACGGTGACAATACGATGGTAAACATCACGTCTGATTCATTCTGCTATTCTAGCATTGATTCACGTTATGAAGGATTTCAGAGTTCCTACAAGGACGGGAATATGAATCAGAAGATACAGGGAAAACTAGAGATAATTGCGGACCAGTTTAAAGAACTTATAAAAATAATAGAAGATAATTGAAGATGGAAAGACATTTGTTAATACAGGAGTGTGAGAGAGAGGAAAAGATGAAGGAGTTGCGCAAGCAGCAGAACGATCTTATCAAGAAAGGCCGTATGGTTGAATGCTCTCGTGTAACAGCTAAGATAAAGGAGTTTCAGGAAGCATATATCAAGGCTTATCCTGACGGTAAATATGTAAGGGGCATGGATATTATCAAGAAGATGTCTGATGATGAGAAAATGGATTGGATGATGTATGTAAACGCCATTGCTTTTTGTGCTGATATTATCCACTCATCTTCCATTGAACTGAATGAAATGCTAAAGAAAACACTCCCTGGATCTAGCCTACAGATGTTTGAAACGCTTGAAAAGGTAGGTACTATGGCAAAGAATCAAATCCTATGGATGGATAACAATGTTGACGAGAAATACCAGGATGATTTTGCAAGATATGCCGATGAAATATCCGTGATGCTTTTATCATTTGTTAAAAATAGATTTTTGCCGAGGAAATGACACGAGAAGAAATACATAAAAACGTACTGACAATAAGAAATTATTATTTCAGTATTCAGAACAAGATTGATAATGGATACAATGTTTCAGAATTGGACATAGATTCTAAAACGCACAACAATATGATTGATGATACAATAAAATCGGCCTTTGAAGATCATAAAATTATTCTTGCTTTGGAAAAATACAAGTTATGAAAAAGAAAGATATAGACGAAGGATATATTGTAGGTGACTTTTATATAGTTAAAAGCCCTATCAAAGAGGGATGGCTTCACGTAGTGAATATAAAAACATCTTGGCAGATAAAGGTGATGATGGGAGCGAATACGGCAAAGTTTCTAAGCCTTTCCCAACAGGAAATATTTGATAGGATTAACGGAATATATATTCAATCCATGATGTCTTTATACGATTCAGAGTATGCCTTGAAAATAGCTAAAGATGCTGTGTCTTATATGTCTGAAAAGGCAAAAAAGATGGAAAAGGTGGAAAAGAATGAAAATGAAGATATTGAAAAGGTGAAGAAAGATGAGTTCATGATGAAAATAGCTACATCTTCCGATGAAGAAATCATGGACATGATCGTAAATGGAGAGATAAAGTACGAATATTTCAAACAAGAACAGGAGTAAATTTATGAAAGCATTATTTAAAATGGACTTCGATTGCGGAAGAATGGGCAATCTTGAAGGAGTATTTATTGCAGACACAGAAGATGTCGAATACTTAGTGAATAACAAAATCAGTGTTTACTTCGGTGAAGTACTTGGCAAGCACTCTGAAATATCCGGGTGTGTGGCTGAAAGTGAAATCAAACAAATAACCACTGATGAAAATGTAATCAAGATAGTTGAAGAATATGGGCTTAACAGTGGGTATAATCCATTTGAATACACTCTTTGTACATCAGAAACGGAAGATATACCAGATAACGGAGTTGATTGGGATGATTGTACTGTACAAGAATACATAGACTTTATGAGGAAAGGTATAATACCCCAATATTACGAGAAAGATTATAAAGAATGGCTAAGTAGCCAAAAGGAGGATTAAATCATGCAAGACTATATTTCAGATTGGTTCATTCCTATGGATTTCGGTAATGATATGCCGGAGGAAGAACCAAGTGGTGAGGATAATTTCAATTCTGATTGAAGTATGGAAAAAAAATTTATACTAACAGATAAGTTTGTAATCAATTCTTTTGGAATAAAGTTATTCCAAATAAAGTGTACAAAATCTTTCAAATATGCCCAAAAAGGTGATTTTGGAGGATATGTTGAGAAAGAAGGGAACTTAGACCAAGAAAATGACGCTTGGGTGTTCGGCAATGCTCGGGTGTTCGGCAATGCTCGGGTGTCCAGCAATGCTTGGGTGTCCGGCGATGCTTGGGTGTCCGACAATGCTCGGGTGTCCGGCGATGCTTGGGTGTCCGACAATGCTTGGGTGTCCAGCAATGCTTGGGTGTCTGGAGATGCTTTGGTGTCTGGATATGCTTGGGTGTCTGGAGATGCTCGGGTGTTCGGCAATGCTCGGGTGTCCGGCGATGCTTGGGTGTCCGGCAATGCTTGGGTGTCCGGAGATGCTGATATAGAAAACGACAACGAGCATTGCGGATTTGACGGTTTCGGCTCATGCAATCGCCACACTCACGCATATATGACAAAAGAAAAGAAAGTGGAAATAATCTGTGGATGTTTTCGTGGTAGCATTGAAGAATTTGAAAAGAAAGTGGAGGAAACACATTCGGGAACAGTCTACGAGAAGCAGTATAAATCCATAATCAATGTAATTAAAATTAAATTTGGATTGACTGATTTTACATAGTTTACTAATGATTTTTGGCACTGCCCAATTATGGTTAGTTGGTTCGATTCCCCTACGCCCTTTATAAATGGAACAGATATAACAATGGGTATTAATGAACAAATTTACACCATTACAAAAATTTAACACATAATATTTCCCAATGTCATTATATAGTAGTATATTTGCTTCATACAGGGATAGGAACGGAGTAGCTACCTTCCGACAAGCTGAAGTCAGTACGGCTTCCCTGTTCTCCTTTCTACTGGCAAAACATAATACTGGCTAATATGCAATTAGTTTATAAATTTGACATCAACCATTCTGACAGGCTTTGCGCTATCTGCCGTGTTACGAATAACTTGTACAACCAGGCGTTGTATATTGTCCGTAACGAGTTGAAGGATAACGACAGGTGGCTGTTCTATCCCGACTTGGACAGGATAATGAAAAATGTCACCAATCTTGAAGGTACGGTAAATTACAGACTTGTGAAATCACACGTAGCCCAACAGACATTACGTGTGCTTGACAAGGCAATGAAGGGATATGTCAAAGCTGTAAAGGATTGGGCGAAGAATCCCGGGAAGTATAACGGTAAGCCCGAACTGCCATGCTATCACAAACGTGGTGGGATGAGCAATGCTATATATACCAACCAGTCGTGCAGGATACATGACGGGTATATAATACTTGACCGTGACTTGAAAATACCCGTTCCGCAATGGGAGAAGTACAAGGACAGAATCGAACGGTTCAAACAGGTTAGGATAATTCCAAAACGTACATACATGACCGTAGAGGTTGTATATGATTGTGTCTGTTCGGATAATGTCGGTACTGGTATGGCTTCAATAGACTTGGGTGTGAACAACCTTGCCACGCTGGTTTGCGGATGCAATGCTCTACTGTTTTCAGGCAAGGTTGTCAAGTCATACAACAGATGGTTTAACAAGACATTATCCATGCTGCAATCAATAAAGGACAGGCAGGGAATAGAGAAACTGACAAACAGGATGAGAAAGATGTATGAGAAACGTGAACGGTTTATGAATGACGCGATGCACAAGACAAGCAGGCGTATCGTTGATTATCTTGTATCACACCATATAGGCACTCTTGCTGTAGGCTACAACAAAGGATGGAAGCAATCCGTCAACATGGGCGGAGTAAACAATCAGAAGTTTACATTCATCCCTTTTGCGAGGTTGAGAAGCTGCCTTAGATACAAGTGTGAGATTGCAGGTATCAGCTATGTCGAACATGAGGAAAGCTACACTAGCAAATGTGACGCTCTAGCTATGGAGGATATATGCAAGCATGATAGCTATCTCGGTAAGCGCATCAAGCGAGGGCTGTTCAAGTCGGCAGTTGGAAAGGTTATCAATGCTGATGTCAACGGTGCGCTTAATATAGGTAGAAAAGTATTCGGTGATTCATTTATGATAGCCGATAGCGGGCGTTGGTATCGCCCTGAACGGATTAACGTTCTAAAATGTATGTGTGAAAATGTACATTAATGCCTCCTGATTGTTGTGATTACAATGGTCTGACTGCACCATATCCAAATTCATTTGGAGAAATGACAATGTATAAAGATGGTATTCGGTATGAAGAGGATGATGATTTTGAGGAATTTATCATTTGTGAAAACGAAGAAATGTTTAAGGAAACCGTAATTAAATTATTAAATAGATAAATGGAAACAAAAGAAATTACTAAGACTGTTTACATTGCATATGATGGGAAAGAGTTTCTTTCAAAAGAGGATTGTGAAAAATATGAGTATTTTGCAAAAGAAATACTTTCACATATTAAGTATTTCTGTATCAGATGTAATCCTGACTTAACAGAAACAGGGAATTTTACACATAAGATATATGCGGCAGTATTCTCCAAACATTACTTTTATAAAGATATTGCTTTTGAGTGGGCATTACGTAAATTTGGTTATTTAGGAGAAAGTGTACAAGGATGGGGATTCCAACCTCATTTTAGCGTAAGTGAAGTTTCTAAAGAAGAGTATGAAAAGTGCCCACCGACTGAATGGGGAGGCTCAAATTTAAAAAGTGATAAGATATTCCTTAGCCCTATATCGGTAGAAGGATTTCCTGAAAACATTGACTACATGGAACAATGGAATTTTAAATAAATATTTTGTATGAAAACATTTTTTGAGTGTAAAATTCGCTACGAAAAAGTAGCAGAAAATGGGATGAATAAGAAAGTAAGTGAGCAATACCTAGTTGATGCGCTTAGCTTCACTGAGGCGGAAGCACGTATTATATCTGAAATGACACCGTTTATCAGTGGCGAGTTCACTGTTTCGGACATTAAACGCTCCAATTACAGCGAACTGTTTCCCTCTGAGGAAGATGCAGCCGATCGCTGGTTTAAGTGTAAGCTGTTCTTCATTACTCTGGACGAAAAAAGCGGAGCGGAGAAAAAAACATCATGCTATATGCTTGTTCAGGCAGCCGATTTGAGAGATGCTGTAAAGAAACTTGACGAAGGAATGAAGGGCACAATGGCAGACTATGTGATTTCATCCATAGCCGAAACTGCCATCATGGATGTATATCCGTATGAGGCGGAAAATGATTCCTGTTTATCGGAATACCCAAGTGGACACAAGACGGAAGCTGTCATAGGCGGAAAGAGCGTCATTGTAGACAAAACGGGAAATTCAACTGTAGTTTTACCTAGTGAAATTTAATAGATATGTCAAACGAACAACAAAACCAGGTTTTCCATCATTGGAGAACTGGAAGTCAATCTGATTATGTAGGAGTAGAAATACTTCCTAACGGTCAGTCTATCATCGCTACAATATCCCATATCGTATGGGATGAGAATGCAAAGGTACAAGGTAGCAAGAAACCATCATGGATTGCTTACTTTAAAGAAACAAACCTTGTTCCTAAACCTATGCTATTGAACAGTACGAACCGCAAACGCCTTACTAAGCTGGCTCAAACTGATTATCCTGAAACCATCCGTGATTTCCGTGTCATATTATGCAAGGAACTGACACGTGACCCAAGCGATGGAGGAAAGGTCTACGGATTGCGTATAGGGCGTGATGTTCCGCCACCACCACAGAAAGAGAAGATGACAGTGAACTCTGATAAATTCAATGCTGCATTGGAAGCATTGAAAAGTGGGAAATGCGACATTGGATACATCACGGCAAACTATGATGTGGACGCTGAAGCTATGAAATTGTTTAACGAATCAGTTAAAAAATAATGGAAGCGGAAGAAAAAGAAAAATTATGGCTTATGAAGAGGTGTGGTAAAATCACCTCTTCCGCCATTGGAAAACTTATGGTTTCCGGGAGAAGGGAAATGACACCTTCCGAACTAGATATTGCAAAAAAACAGGGTGTGAAGAGAAAGACAGTTGATGTTCCTTTTGGGGATACAGCTATTTCTTATCTTTATCAGGTTGCAAGGGAAAGAAGGTTAAACAAACCATGTCGACATATATCCACCTCTGACATGGAGTGGGGAAAGGATCATGAAAAAGACGCTATCGAGTGTTTTAACCATAACACGTTCTCCAGACTAATGTCCTGTGCGGATGATTTTGACGAAATTGTTTTTGTCGATAATATCTATGATGGATATGGTGATTCTCCCGATGGATATGGATTTGATGTCAATGGTAAATTGTCTTATATAGCAGAAGTGAAATGCTTTACTTCTGAAAGTAAGATTGAATATTTGAGAGAAGCAACAAAAGAACAGGCGATAGAGGAATACTATTGGCAGCTAATGTCGCATTTCCTTTCCCATCCCGATGTGGATAAAATGTATTATATCGTATATGACGGTAAATCTGATGATGATCCATTTGATTTACGCCCGGTTAATGACCCGTCAAGGCTTTTGTATTGGGAACTTAACAGATGCGATTATAAAGACGATATAGACAGGATGGAAGATAAGTTACAAATGGCTCTATCTTATCTTTCATTCAACGAAGGTGATGCGAAAAAATACCCAATAAGCAAAATAAATGACTACATTAATCAAGCACAACAAACCTAATCGTGGGGATGAAATAATCATCCCCTATCTTGCCATAGAAAACAATATCAACTTTATCATGCTCAATGGGGGTGTAGGTGACGTTGAACTTATGGACGGAACGAAATGTAAGTCAACAAGCTGCACTCCTATCAAATTTGATGATGCAGGAGATGATATATATCGTATATATGGCATAGGAAAAGAAGCATGGAAAATGGCATGGCTGAAAAGAGTACATGCCATGAGTGATGAAATTGTAAAACTAAAGTTAGATTTCAATGCCAGCAATTAGCGAATTATGGATAGATTATCCAATATCTTACCGTGACGAAAAAGGAAGGTTCGTCAAAGGTCATAATTATGGATTCAAGAAAGGAAGGAAAGTATCGGATGGGGAACGTGAAAAGAAAAGAGTTATTATGAAGGAACTCATAAAGAAACGAAAGGAAAACGGTTCTTATCTCGGCCATAGAAACAATACAAGGGCTGTCATTGCGATAGAGGAAGGTACGAACAGATTTCTATGCTTTGAAGCCTGTTGTGACTGTGAGAGGGAATTAGGTATGCCACAACGCTCATGTAGTTCTTTCTGTAAGGGGAAAAACGGGCATAGATGGAGAAATTTTAAATTGTTTTACGAGGATGAATACGGATTACGTTGACAACTTTGAAAACTACGACAGGAAGCTAATCAAACTAAATAGTGACACTGCCATTTTGCTGCATATATTTAAGAAAAAACCAAACCACCACTTCGAGGATTGGATGGTTCTTCAAGACAATGAGGAATACTTCAAAAAAGAATGTGTTCCTGATTACGAAGATGCCGCCAGGCAGTTTGTCAAGCAGTTTGAAGGAGAAGAGTGCATGGCTTTTGTGGTTGCATTAAAAAAAGAACTTGAAAGAATCATACAAGAAGATGAGTACAAACGAAATCAAGCTAAGGGATTACCAGGAGGTAGGGATAACCCGTCTGAGAAATGCCCTGACTAATCATAAGCACGTCATATTCTCTGCCTGTGTAAGTTACGGCAAAACGGTCATAATGAGTTTTATGGCTAAAGGTGCTGTAGAAAAGGGGAATAAGGTGCTTATCGTATCCCACAGATCTGAACTTATGACACAGACAGGGGGAACGTTGGAAAGAGTTGGCATACAGGCTGAATATATCTCTCCTAAGCACAGGAACATACCCAAAGGTCTAGTAGTATCCGCAATGGCTCAAACTCTCCGTAGAAGGCTAGAAAAGCCCGAATGGGTTGAATGGGTTAAGAGTGTATCTCTCTGCCTAATAGACGAAGGGCACACCTCTGATGCGGACTTTCTCTTTGAATCTGGTTTGCTTGATGATAAGTATGTAGTAGGTCTTACAGGAACCCCGATGAGAAGTGGAAACCAAAGGCAGCTTGGCATGAACTATGAAGAGATTGTAGAAACCGCCCAGATACAGGATATGATGGACCGGGGAAACATAACCAAGTTGAGAACGTTTACGGTTGATGCGCCCGACTTGTCTAAGGTTAATACCGATTATCGCACAGGTGATTTCGATAGCAGGCAGATGGGTGCGGTGTTCAACAAGTCTGTACAGTACAAGGGGGTGATTGAAAACTATATGCGTATCTGCCCGATGAAAAAAGCAATCTGTTTTGATGCCACACAGGCAAATGCGATAAGGATGTGCGCTGAATTTAATGAAGCTGGCATTCCCGCAAAATTCCTCATATCAGGTATAGATAAGAATAAGCCGGATGAGTTAGCATTATATGAAAGATACAAGCATCTTACAGGAAACAGGGAACAGCTTATCAAGGATTTCCATGACGATAAATTCACCGTTATATGCAACAGTGGCATATTGTCTACGGGATACGATGAAACAAGTATAGAGGTTTGCATATTAAACCGTGCTACACAATCCGTTCAGTTTTATATCCAGGCAACTGGCAGGGCTATACGGCTTCACCCAAATAAAACGGAAGCATTTCTCCTGGACTTCGGTGGTAACATATCACGGCTAGGCAAGTTTGAGAAAGAACGTAAATGGGCTTTATGGCATAACAAGGGGAAATGTGAAGGGATACAAGGAGTAAAGGAATGTAAACAGTGTGGTAAATATATTGCCATAACCGCTTCGGAATGTCCTTTCTGCGGATATGTATATCCAACCGAAAAGGAAATAAGGATGGCGGAACTGCAAGAACTGGTAGGAGATTTAAAGTTCGAGCAAATGACACCTACACAATTTTTCCAGTATGCGGAACTTAAAGGATACAATACTTATTGGGCGATACGGCAGTTGTATATCAGAAATACGGAATCTGATTTTCGTAAAGCCATGAAAGAATGCGGATATTCCAGCAAGTTTATATGGGGGTATATTCAAAGAAACAAAAAATAACATTTAATTATGGGAAAAAATTTACTTAACAGCGATGGTAAAATTGCCTTGTTTCACGAAACGATAAGGCTTGACTTTAATCTGCCCAAATACTCCGTTATAGAGCAGAAAGATCCTAATCCAAGTGTAATGTCTTACGATTTCCTAAAACAATACATGGAAAACAATGACAAGGAAGGAGTGGCGGAATTTAATCTTACCGTTTCACCGACAATGCTTGATTCTGTAAAAACAAACCAGGAGCACAAGCAAGTAAGAACCTCTCTTCTTGGCATAAACCATAAGGAAAACTCATGGTTTAAAAAGATTAAGGACTATGTAGACGAATACAGAAGATCCAAGTTTGATGTGATACATTTCTTCTCTGAGGTGAAGATACAGACAGAAAACGAGATGAAGCAATACAGGGATAGGATAAAAGACTATATACTGATGCTAGGTTATGCTGAAAGATCCGGTCAACACGCCTTGAAAGAAAAACTGTTCCAAAACATGGTGATATGCAAATACGAAAGCATATTGTTCAGCAAAGGATTATACAAGGCTATATCAGAGGAAAATCTTATGAAGTTTGCAAAAGGATGTCCGAAAAATCTATGCCTTGATTACATATCTGACTATACAAGAATCATACCATTTGACATAATTAGGAAAAAGACGGACATAGACAAATATGAAATATTTGATAATTATGCCATTCTCCACTACGACTTTGATAACAACGGAACAGATTTACCGTCTGACAAGAAAAAAGAAGAGGTGGAAAAAAGAAAAGACCCTATTCTGTTTGGCGTTATTGCAGGAAGCAACAAACTATACTTCATAGGTGACTGGATTGACGAGTATTGCGATTTGCGGTTCGATGATGTGGTGAAACAATGTACGGACGATTTCTTGTCAGAAAACATTTCTTTGGATGATCTTGCAAAATAGCAATACAAAGTCTTGCAGGAACGGAGAGTATTGCTGTTGTCGCTGCAAGCATAGATATACGGTTATTATAGACGGTTTGTTTGTTGGATATGTCTGCTATATTCCTTGGTTTGAAAAACACGTTGCCATGAAGATAAGAAACAGCGGACATGACATGTGTGAAGGATTTGAGATGGTTGATAACAAACTTTAACCTTTTATTTTTCTCATATACCCCATTTCGTGATACCTTTGCCAAATACAATTTTTTTTATTATGGCTGAGGAAAAACGGTCTGCGGAAGAAAAGAAAATGCAGAAAGATATAGTAGTTAGTTACAGGAACGAGAAAGAAGGTAAAGGATGCAGGGGATTGCTTGTGGCATTTTTTTCCGAACTTCTCCATCCTGCTGTAAGTGGTAACAAGTCGGCTGAATTTCGTGCTCTAGGAGCAAAGAAAAGTATGCCAGACCTTGCTTATATACATGACGGTAAGATATATGGCATAGAACTTAAAATGCCTGACAGTAACCATGACCGTAATCATATAATAGAACAGGCTGATGTGATGGCTACATATTTCTTTAGAGGATATTTCGTATGGTCTAAGGAAATGTTGTGGAATATACTTGACGCTATCGAGCGTGGTCAGCCGGGGATGTCAAATACACTACAGATAAAAGATTATTGTATGCGTAACAGCACTACAAAGGTAAGTTTTGAAAAAATAATTAAAGAACTGTTTCAATGAAAGTTATATATAACAAAATTATTCCATTCAAAGGGTACAAGTGTATAAATTTGTTTGGGGTTCTTTTCGTAAGAAAAGGATGTACGATGAGTAAAAGCGATTACAATCACGAAGCGATTCATACAAAACAAATGAAAGAACTTTTGTATGTTCCGTTTTACATTTTGTATCTTTTGGAATGGCTGTACAGGCTTATACAAAAAGGTAATGCGTATAGAAACATATCGTTTGAGAAGGAAGCCTATAATAACGAGAACGACATGAATTACCTTGATAAAAGAGAACATTTTTCTTGGATTGAATACATTTGAATTTTACATTTATGAATAAGATAATTTTTGATAGAAAGGTTTTATTTTCAACGTTAAACTCAGCCAAAGCCTGTCTTTCCGATACAGGCTTGACGATACTTAAATGTTTTCGTTTTAAATATATAGCATCAGAGAATGCGATAGAGGTTACTTCATACAACAACCTCAATGAGATGCGTTTGATTATTCCCATTATTGATTCAGACTGCAATGACGGGCAGGAGTTTGCAGTAGACGGAATAAGACTTGTAAAGTTACTCAAAACAGTAAAGGATTCCATTGTTACGGTAAAGATATATGATAAGGATATAATATTCTCTTACAATGGCAGTGAAGCGTCTTTCTTTGCAGAAGATGTGGAATCTTATCCTGATATTAAAATAGGTAAGCGTGGTACCGGGATAAGGGTCAACGTGAACAGGAATGATCTGTATAGAGCATTAAAAAGGAACATAGGATTTAATGATATCAGTGACGTTGTGACCAGCCTTAGTGGAGTGGGGATAAATTTTATTTGTTCCAATAATTGCATTGATATATGTTCGTCCGATAAGATTGTATTTGTAAGAGATGTTATAGAATGTCAGCCGGATATATCCAAGGACTTGTGCATAAATGTAATGCCTACTTCGGTAAAGGAAGCGTTATCTTTTCTTGAGATGTTGTCAGAAGAAAATGTAACTGTTTCTGTATCTGATGATGAAAGGGTGATGTCTATATATTATGGGGATTTCGGTTCTGTCTTTAATTGTACGCTGATGGAGGTTAAGTTTGTAAACTACACACCATTGGTAAACAATATAAAATCAAACTTTAATTACTTTATTAAAGCAAGAACTAGCGACTTGATAGATTCCCTTTCAAGAATAAAGGTAATGTCAGATGTGTATAACATATCACATTTTGTTTGCAGGGAGGGAGATAATAAAATGGATATAACATACACAAATGATGCAGGGTATAAAATATCGGAAAATGTCGGAATTGAAGGATATTGTCAAGGGCGTTTGGATTGCAATCTGAATATTGAAAAGATGATTAACGCATTGAAGGTATTTCCTGGGGATTATGTCACATTGGCATATACCAATCCTGAGAATAATGCTCCTATATGTATCATTAATGAAGAGGGAGATTATAAATTAATGGGCGTAGTAAACATTTTTAAGAGTTGATAACTATCGTTTAACCTATCGAATATACAGTTTTATTATTTTTGCAACAAAAATATATAAGACATGGAAGATAAAGAAAGAACAATTCAGATTCTCGCTGAAACAATAGATAGGTTAAACAAGACTATAGAATCACAGAACAGTCTGATTGAGGATTTAAAAAACAGGCTTGAAACAATTCAGAACGAATATAGCCCTTCAATTATGACTGTAGGCGTATTGATAGAAAAGTTGAATAATACAAAGACAAGAAGCGGAAAGGTAAGATTTGAAGCATTATCCAAACATATAATGCCATATCTTACCAATCAGCTTTATGACGAGTATGATTTTAATGATGCCATTCCTACGTTCAAGGAAGTTCCGTCCGTTGAAAAGCCTGTAAATCGTGATATGATAGATGATATGATCAATGTTATAAAATCAAAGAGAAAGATAAGCGAATCATCCCAAAAGGCATATCTTTTAATGCTTAAAAGAATATTGTCCGAATCAAAAGAGATGAGCAAATATATCAATGATTATATTATCTCACTGAACGTAAAATCTCCTTCAAATATATCTCTTACGGATGAAGAAATAGAATTATTCTGGAATGTCGAGCCGTTTAACGTTACAGAAAAAATAGTAAAGAAATTGTTTCTGATCCAATGCTATACTGCCATGAGATATTCCGATATTTTCAGATTGAAAGATTCTATGATGGAAGGAAATGTTATTTCGTATATATCAAAAAAGACAGGTAAGAACGTTGAGGTTCCCGTACCTTCCAAGATTATAGAAATGATAAAAGAGGTTAGATCGTTTGATAAATACAACATAGAATCTTCGTTAAAGACAACAATGAATGAAGTTCTACCAACTCTTGGATGTAGAGCAGGTATAAACAAGCAGGTATTTGTAAGACGGGCAAATGTACTTATGAAAGGTCCGAAGTACCAGTTTATAAAAACACATACAGGACGTAGAACAGCTATTACCAGATGGGCTAATATGGGAATACCAGAAGCAGAGCTAAAATCTATGGCTGGTCATTCTGATATAAGAACCACGAACAGATATATTACTGCAAGCGTATCAAATAAAACTAAAAATATTTTAACGGATGGAAATATTGGAGAATGTGCTGTCGATTGAAAAAACGAAACACCTGCAAGAACTTGGAGTGAATACAGGTAACGCATCAATGACTTGGATGTTATATCCTTATGAGGAAGGCAAACAACCACAATTATCTTTACGAGAGTGGAGAACTTTCAAGGAACCGTTCAGAAAAGAACATTGTATTCCTGCATTTACTTTGCTTGACATTTTGGAACTGTTACCAAAAGAGATAAAAACAGGAACGGATACTTATTGGATTACAATGTATTTTAGTGACAATTGTTGGCATATTTGTTATTCTATGTCGGACGAATTTGATTATTATCAAGAATTTTTATCTTACTCATTAATAGATGCAGCTTATGAAATGCTATGTTGGTGCGTTGAGGAAAGATTAATACCATAAAGATAAAACGGAATTAATTCAAAACGACTTGGGTTTGAGCCTTATGTGAGCGTGAATCGTAATACAGGTGCTCTTATAAAAAAGGAGGATATGAATTTACTCGAAGAATGCGTGAGGCGTGGAATTATCAAAATATCAAAATAACGAAAAATAAACAATATCATGGAACAGAAAACATTTGAAGAAATAAAGGAAGAACTATTACTGCGCGCCAAGAAAGCAGGTGCCTGTCAAATAGGTTATGCGATGGGATTAAGGAGTCAATGCAAGGCTGATATACTTAAGGCTATTACTGATAACTGGTCTTGGGTGTTACGAACAGCAAGAATAGTAGATGCAGAATATTTAGAAGACAATTTTGATGAAGAAGATCTAGCGGAAGCTGGTATCTATACACAAAAATACCATGAGGTAACAACAACATCTTTTGCCTGCGGCAGCGCAACAGTGGAAGCCTACGACAGCGCAACAGTGGAAGCCTACGGCAGCGCAACAGTGAAAGCCTACGGCAGCGCAACAGTGAAAGCCTACGGCAGCGCAACAGTGGAAGCCTACGACAGCGCAACAGTGAAAGCCTGCGAAAATTCTTATGTTGAAGATTTAACAGGTAATATTAGGCCCCAGTCTGGATATGCAGTAATCAAGGATTATTACAACCATAAGATTTACATCAAAAAAGGGAGATATCAGATTATAGAGGTTGATTAATAGCTTGATGATAATACAATTAGAATTTAATTGGTAATAATTACCATTTACCTGACATCAGGAAAATGGTTCAAAACAAATGAGTAATGAGTAAAACAACAATTTATTACCTATTCCTAGTAGTAATGTATATGCTGCTAGGATAGGTGGAAAGGAGATATATGAAACAGACAGTAGAAGAAGTGGCACGTGAAGCGGCAGAAGATTGTTATGAATGCCATTACGATGATAGCTTAGAAATGAGATTAGTTAAAGAGGCATTCAGACAAGGTGCCGAATGGCAGTCCAAGCAATCGCCTTGGATAAGCGTTAAGGAACGGTTGCCAGAAGAGTTAGAAAGTGTTTTGGTTGGGACTAATTACGAGGGCAGATATTATTACGAAGTAGCTTTTGTAATGAACGGGAAGTGGGTATGCCATAATAGTAAACCCATCTATTGGATGCCCATCCCGTCTTTCGATGATATACTCGAAGCTAACAGGGATGTACTGGAACGAATTAAAGAGAAAGGGGACTAATATGGAAAGGTACAGAATCATACGAGGAGAAGGGTGCAACGGTTGTATTCCCATAATAATATATTGGGTACAAGTCAGAAAAGACAAACGTATTTCATACGAATGGGTGAATGTAAAGGGCTTTGACACCTATAAGAGAGCTAAAGAGTTGTTGAATGTTTTAAAATGAGGAATTGATTATGAGCAAATATAGATACAGAGAAGTAAAGAACTATATCCATAACGAACTAAAGTTGACTAAAGAGGATATAAAGGATATAATAGTTTCAATCGTGAAAGAGGAAGTTAAACGTATCTTCCATAACACCTATGGGGACGATGTTAATATAGAGAGGTGGATTCGTTGTATGGTTTCTGACGAGATAAAGAAAAACGGTGATTTCTTAATGATAAGAAATTTGTGTAGGGAGATAATTAAGGAGGAAATTGTCGATAGGTTGTCAATTGATATAAGCCTTAAAAAGAAGGAGGAATAATTATGAGTATGTTTACGTTAGAGGAAGTGAATCAAGCGATCAATATGGCAGTTGACGAAACATCTAGAAAGGCAGTTGAAGTTCTTTCGTCTGTATTGGACAATTGGGTACATGGCGGTGATGCAGATTGTATCATTGCGGAGTTTGAGGAAAAGTTAAATGAAGCGATTAATGGATAAAAGATGATGGGTGTATAGATGAAAATCATGAAAGGAAATATATTTGACAAAATAAGAAAAGCATCTAATAAATACATAGAGTATATGATTGCTTGTGATGATATATCCAAAGAAGCACAAAAACATATAGATTGGGATGATAATGTTTCATGTGAATATTATCCGTCTGATGGAATATGTATAATGATAGACGAGCATGTTTGTTATGCTAATACATTCTTTGGCTTGGTAGAAGAATCAGAAAACGGTATGATTGATAGGAAAACATATATGAGAAATTGTATTTGATTATGGAAGTAAAGAACGGAATAATAATAGACGGAGTGTTGCATGAATTGTGCGTTGGAATATGTGATGAGTGCTCATTACAAAATGAGTGTGATGATAGTTCAGAAATCATTTGCGATATAGCTTATGAAAACCCAAACATGGACCAGTGCTTTGTCAGTCGTGGGAAAGTAACGGAGATTAAGATAGATAAGGAGGAATAATTATGGGATTTACAACACCGTGTTTTATACGCAAAAATACACAGGAACTTCGGAGAGGGCTGGAAGAATTGGGGTATTCACATGGTAAGCCTAAATATTATGCAGATGATGATAATAAGTATGATTTTATTATGTGTCATAATGGAATATTCTTTTTACTATCCCAAAAGAATCATGTGATAAGAAATGGGCATCCTTTGAAAAAATATGGAAGTGTTGATTGCGGAACGAATGAAGAACTATTCCTGGCTATCGCTGCATTGAGGGATGATAGTAACTACATGCAGTGGTTTATAGCAGATTCCATTCTTAGCGTTTCTTATGGCGATTCTATTGGTAATGATCATTATTTCACAGAACTCAAAGGCATTATGTTCTTTTGGGATGAAAATTGGGATAATGCAACCATTATTTCAGGACGTTATCACAAGGCCACCGTAAACGAACTGATTGAACATTTTAAAACAAAGGAGGAACAATGAAAGCAAGAATAAAATCAACTGGAGTTTTGGTAGATGTAACTCCCCAATTAAACATCAACTCTCAACATAGCAAAGATTATTTATATGTATGTGATAACATGGTTTACAGAGAATGCGAACTTGATTTTTCAGCTATTGACTGGGAACAGAGGCGATATGAACTAGCGAAAGCTGCCATGCAAGGATTTTGCAGCAATTCACATGAACAGGTAATGAATGCTAGTTTAAATATGACAGTAGAATGGAGCCTTGGTTTCGCTGATGCGCTAATAAAGAAATTGAAAGGAGAATAAAATTATGACCGAAGAACTTGTAACATTAGAAACAGCAAAGATGCTGAAAGAGAAAGGGATGTTTACAGATATAGAATTTCCTCCGCAATCCGTTGCCCAGAAGTGGTTACGTGAAACCAAAAATATTCATATATGTGTATATAACTGTGCTTGTGGCTATGGATACGAAATATCTAAAGCTGACAATGGAACTCATATAACCAGTTCTGTTTATGAAGGACCTAATGATGGTGGTAAATGGGATGTCTACGAAGACGCACTTGAAGCTGTTTTACAGGAAGCATTAAAATTGATATAAAAATGAAAAGAATAATTACTGTCCAAGACATGATTGACGAACTAATGTTAGTTGTCAATAAGGATGCTGAAATAAATATCGTAATGAATACAGGAGATTATCAAACTGAATACATTCCTGATCTATATGATTTTTCTGTCATTGATTTTACTGATGTACATCCTGATGATGGAAACTCGGAAAATAAAGTGGTAATAGAAATGTTTCGTTAAAAGAGAAATAAATAACACTCAAAACATAAAAGAAATGAATACAACTTTTGAAAGATCGTCTAATAGTACCGATGAATGGTACACACCGAAAGAAATTATAGACGCATTAGGTGAATTTGATTTAGACCCATGTGCCCCCATGCACCCTCTTTGGCCTACTGCAAAAATCATGTACAACAAGCAGGACAATGGTCTTATACAAAATTGGGGAGGGCGAATTTGGCTTAACCCTCCGTACTCCAAACCGCTTATGTGGCAGTTTGTAGAGAAATTGGCAGAACACGGCAACGGTATAGCACTACTTTTTAACCGATGTGACAGCAATAAGTTTCAAGACATCATCTTCAAGAAAGCAACCGGTATGATGTTTTTGAGGAATCGAATAAAATTCTTCCGTCCAGACGGAACTCGTGGGGATTCTCCTGGCTGTGGCAGTATTCTCATCGCTTTTGGTGAGGATAATGCAGAAATATTGAGAACCTGCGATATTGCAGGAAAGTACGTTAGAATCAATTAGAATGACAAAAAATGAATAAGGAAGAATTTTTAAGCAAAAGATACGCCATTGATTTAAAGCTAAAAGAATTGAATGGAGAAAAGGAACAGTTGGAAAAGGAATACATTGAATCCAACCAAGTATTCCCTATTGGAAGCAAAGTCTGTATAACGGTCATGGCTCATGAAAGGATATTAGTTCCCGAAGCGAAGAAGTTAGCCTATATTGCAGATTATGATATTGATGATAACGGAGAGGTTGTACCCTCTTTAAGACAGTTGGATTGCAATGGGGGCATGTCAGCAATACCTTTATTTGTTAATTTAAAGAAGGCTATAATTGAATTAGCGTAAATCAGATTAGGAATGAATATGAGTGGAAAAGATGTATTAAGGCTATTACTTATCAGTTACGGTTTTTGCCGTAATATTGAGATAAGTACTTATATTGGAGATGGTGGATGGATTGGTTACGAAGTATCGGCCAGTAATGACGATGGCATTGAATACTATGAAGTAGATTGTGAAGGTTTACTTTTTCATATATACGAGATACAGAAATTTATGAGAGATGGAAATATTGAACCTCGTTTAATGCTTGGAAACTCTAGCAACAAACATCTTCTTTCAGATGAGTCTTTAAATAAGCTACTGAATATGTCAGAGAATAAAAATTACTGTAAAACAAACCCTTATGAATAGGCGTAAAACTGATATAGATATGAACAATTTAAAATTATATATCGCCCGTGACGAAGGCAAATGGGATGAAGATGTACAAAAGGCAGGAGAACTGAACCTGTTCTATGACACCCCGCAACTTCTGTTTAACGTAAAAGACTGGACATCATACTGGGGAAATGCCCGTAAGATAGCACATATTCCATCATACATGTATCCTCAAATCAAGGATAAGGAGTGTTATGTTTTCAACAATCTTGAATTATACCAAAGTTTCAACTAATAAGAGAGAGGATAGGCAGTTAGCCTATCTTCTCTTTTCGTATTTTCTTTTCATCTTTCTTCTTTCCACCCGTGTCATTCCCATGCTTTGAGCAATACCGAACAGGATTTCCTTTTCCGAATCATTAAGCATATCATATACTTCTTCTTTGCTTTTTCCGCTAATCATAGCCATAAAAATCTTTTTCATAATGATTTATTTTAGTTTTTTCTTACAACAATCGCAAATCTCGTCTTTTATAGGTTTTGTAAATAAAGCACCTACATATCCTGCAAGGTATCCAGCTTCTTCTGATGAAGGCTTTATGCCATAATGATCAATTATATGACCAATCATGTGTTGTTTTTCATGCTCCAGTGTATTCATAAATTCTTCATCAGACGTACTGTGACTGATAATAATTACAGTGCACTTATTGTTTGAATACGTTACACCGTAATTGTATTTTTCAGTCTTTATCTTATCCGTTATCCTGTTCAGCAAATGAAAAGGACAGCCAATATATTCCAGTCTGTATATCGCTCTTAAATAAGAGTATTTATCCACAGAATAGAATACATCAACCGTCCAGTCATATTCCTCAATGTATAGTCTTTGTCGTACCATAGCAATCAGATATAATCCTCCCAAGAGAAAGGTGTTCCACAGGCTATACACTTTGCGTAATACTCGTCAAGAGCACGGGTAGGGCTTCCGTCAACATCGTCAAGATAGTCTTTTACAAACATACAGGCATATTGCTCATTGACTATGGATGAACCCATATAGTCGGCACGTACCATATTCAATACATAAACCTTGTTGTATTCCACATCATTCTTCAACTCAACATTGAATTGCTTCATTAATGTTTCCACTTGATCCTTGTCATACGGGTGTATTTTGTTTCCGTTCCTGTCTTTCATTTTGGAAACGGCATATTCACATAATTTCTTAGAGAAGTTCCATCCGTGTTCCGCAAGATATTTTTCCATTCCCGAAGGAAGTTTCTCATATACATCTAATCTCGTTCTTTCCATAGCTTTTGTTTTTAAAAAGATAGCCCGTAGCAAACCACTACGGGCTTAAACCAATTTAATTAGCGTCTACGTCTGGCGTAAGGACCAGTACCTTTGACTCCGCGTCTTTCTCCGTACTCATCATCATCATCCCACATTCTTTCGCCATAACCGCCTCCACTTCGTCCGCCACGTCCGCCACGTTCACCATAGCGATCTTCCATTTCTTCCATAGCGTCACGATAACCTTCTTTATACGCTTTTTCTAATTCCCGGTCCATATCTTCACCTTCAAAGCTACGGCCCATTCCATATACTTTCCAACCCATAGTATTTATTTTTTATTGTTGTTGTTATTATTATTGTTTACATGTTGCACGTCAGGCAATTTGATACCAGAAGCAGCAAGTTGTGCAAGTATATCCTTTATCTGTGACAATTCACCTTTAAGTTCCTTCATCTCCTTGTCCTGCTGTGCCTTTTCGGCAAATGCAGGATTCAATGCTGTAAGCATCTCATCGCAGCTTTTGATTACTTTCTGATGGTATTGCACAGATTCCACAACCCTTACACTACTTATTTTCATTGCTTCTATCTCAGCATTGATGGCATCCTTGCTTTCCGATACAACCACATTTCCGCCTATTTGGGAAAAGTCTGCTATACTAAGATTGGCTGGCAACTTTTGAAAATCAAGAGTATCATCTCCAACCTTAACTTTCACATCCACAACCATTTCATTTTGCGGAAGAGGATATGCTGTATATCCGTTCTGATATTTAGGAACAGGATTTGAAACACTTACCACAGTGCCCACATCACATCTTGGGTTTTCCCCTTTATGCAATATGAAAAACTGCTGTCCTTGTCGTATTGATTGAAACATACTTATTCTAACTTTTTAATATCATTTTACAGTGCTTCTAGCCTGTGCGGCAGTAGCAGGTGCAACGATATGATTAACTACTTGAAATATCCCATTACATTTGTCGTAATAGACAAAGTATTTATTGCCTTGTGAAATTTCACTAGACGGAATCTGATCTCCCGAACCGTTTACCAAAGGAACCTTGCTTGTGGATGTTGATGTGGTATTTGTCAGTGTGGTAGCCACAGAAACAAGATACCCGTCAGATCCGGCAGCAGGAACATGATTTACACTCAAGAGCAAAATACCTTGATTTGGCAATCGTCTGAACAGGCACGGGCTAATACCATAGATAACCTCTGAATTTGTCGTGTCTGTTGTTACAGAAGATGTCCGAACAAACGGTATTCCTCCAAAGTCAAGTCTATGTACCCCTCTGAAACGGTTAGCATTATATCCCATCATATAAGGATTAAAAAAATAACTCATAACTTTTCCCTTTCTTTAGAATTTTATTATTTTGCATCGGGATAAGAGTTTCTGACCTGTAATTTATATACAAATCAAAAACTCTTAACTAAACTTTAGCAATTGCAACCACAGTTGTCACCAGCAGCATAACCTGCACCAAAACCAGCCATGAACGGATAACCTCCATAGCAACAATTTGGGTTAGGCACAAAATATGCTGGAACCGGGCACGGAGCCTTAAGTTGTCCAACTATATTTGCAGTCTGAGCCTGTTGAGAAGCAGCCAGAGCCAAATTGCTGTTTTCCTGTCTAAGTGCATCTATCTTGTTTTGCATTTCACGCATTTCAAGCTGACAGAATTTATCATTGATGATAGCTGTTTGAGCGTCTATCTTTGCGCCAAGAATGTTAAACTGAGTGTTTGCATTGCTTGTCAAAGTATTGGTCTGCTCTACAGTAGCCAAACGGCTATCACATCCTTGACGTTCAATAGCTGTACGGATATCGCAGCAGCAAGAAGCAAGCTGAGAACCGATAGCTGCACTATTGGACTGAATTGAGTTGATGATCTGTTGAGAGGAAAGACCTACTTGGTTACCAACTTGCTGAATCTGTCCTTGAATTTGGCAGATAGCATTCTGCAACTGTTGAGTAGAGCAGTTCAAAGAACTAGCCAACTGATTGATAGCTGTTCCGTTTCCTTGAATAGCGTTCATCAACAATTCACGTCCTGCTTCATTGTTCAATTGAGCAGGGATTCCGTTTGCTCCATTGCCAAACCCGTTACCGAATCCGTTACCACCCCACAGGAAGAAGAGCAGGATAATCCAGATCCACCAACAACCAGCACCACCCCAAGCGTCTTGATTGTTTTTATTGCTCATAAGAGCGGCAACCATATTGGGGTCTAATCCTTTATTCTGCAACAGTGCAGGAATCATTGACATAATACCTGCGCTTTCTCCAGCGGCAGGATTGTCGAACATAAAAATTTTGTCTGAACCCATAATATTGTAATTTAATGTGTGTGTATTATAACTCCCGTAAAGACTGTGCACTCATCTTTACGAGTGTAAATTTACAACATGGATTGCCTAAACAAAAATAAAAATTTCGCAGTATAACCTATTGTGTTTCAGATAGTTTAAACTTGTTAAAATAAGTTATTTGCTTGTGTGTTGTTTTTCCTATTCGTATATTAGCGCAATAATTTTAAAATAGAGGAATTGAAGATGAAAGAATTAAAAAAATGGAATAATAATCCAATAAAGATTACGTATTTAATACCTAGTGGAAACAAGTACGCTTATATAAAATTAGGTGACACTGTTGATCTGACGAACGGAACATATAAAATAACCGCTTTGGATAATGAAGAAAACATTTTCCAAGCGGTTAATATGGAGAATAAAGATGATTGTGTTACAATGTATGCGTATGAGGTTGTATAATTTCCCTAGCTTTTAGTCTTGTATTTGCCCCTTGACTTCTTTGGACGTATAAGCCCGTTGTTTTTAAGAGCATCCAATGTTTCTTTCAAATAAACGGGTTTTGTCATTCCTTGTACTCTCACGGGAGATAATAACGGTTGTACGGGATGAAACTTAGTGCCTTTGTATGTAAGCCTTGCAAATTCTGTATCGCTTACATCGAGATATTTTATGGCATTTTCTCTATCAAAATAAGACGGTATGATAGTTGATCTGTTTATTGCGTCAGTAAGGAAGTTGAACTGTTCCGCATCAACATTCGAGTTTCCGCTTTTCAATGCTAGAGATATCCCGTCAAGTAAGGAAGCTAATATAGTGTTATAATTCATGCCCATGTCCTACTCAATAGATGAAATATTCGCTGTTCCTGTAATATTTACTTTGCTTCCCGGTGTAACTGAAAAATATTCCACTGTTCCTGCTGGAAGAAGCATTCCTGTTGGTGCTATCCTGCTTGACCTGCTTTTTGTTTCCTGTACCAATGAGATACGGCATCCTTCTGATGTGGCTACCCTTATCAAGTTTGACAATACTGTGTACTCCTTATCGGTAACATCTTCGGATGCTGATATTCTTGCAGCTACTATACCTTTTAACGCTTCATCTTTTGAAGCGTTTTTGGTGGAGAAATATCCACCTATCTGTTGTTTGTCATTGCTCTCCATATCCTTTTAAGTAAGATTGTTTAACACTTTCGGCAAACTCGTTCAGCTTTACATAATCTGCATCAAGTTTGTTTAAAATACCTTTTCTGAGAGCCGCTTCTTCCTCACCGTTGGGAAATTCATCCTTTATGGCGGCATCTACCGTTTTGTCGTATGATACAGGGTTCTTTACACGCTGTACATCGGCTTTCCACTTTTTGACGAACTTTTCCTGTACAATATTTCCCATATCGTCCGTTTCGGGTTCGTCAACTTGTTCAATGTTTAAATGAACATTGCTATATCCAGTGCCTAAATCAAAGATAAAGGCAGGCTTCTCGTCAAAAATCAAACCTCTTTCCATATTTTAAATATCTAATGTTCCGTCAAAATAATAGCCCCTATTGAATTTTATGACAACATCCTCCAATGGTAAAAGGCTTTTGTCTACTTGGGAAAGAAATGTTCCTAACGCTTCGTATCCGCCTTTCATAAAGCATTTTTCTCCTTTGAACATTATCTGCATCCTTACCCATGTGCTATTGTCCTTCTTTGTGGATGGTCTTACATCGAAATCAAGAATGTCTATATGTTCATCGACAAGTTTGTCTATCTTCACATCTTTTCCGTCAAACTTTCTTGACACCCTTATATTCAAGTCACTAATCTTTGTCATGTGGCTATTATTATTAACTAAAACTTTATTAATTAAGTTTTTAGAATCACAGTGCATCAACATACCCATATAACTCGTAATTGATTTTGGGTTATTACGTTTTGACGCAAAGTTTTTCTTTATTCTCTTTCTTATTTTGGTATGACCGGGAGTAAAGACAAATCCACCGAAATCTATCCCTTCTGAAACGGGGAATATTCTGTAATTTTTCTTCATCTCCAGCTTTTTTTCATACCACAGGTAATTTCTTATCCTCCACAGCCATTCATGCAACTGTTTCTTGTCGTGGGATAATATCACCATATCATCGGCAAATCTGAAATAATGCTTTACTTTGAACTGCTCCTTTATAACATGATCCAAAGACCTTAATACCAAATGGCTTCCTATCTGAGCGTCAGGATTGCCAATAGCCAGACCTTTGTTGCTGTAATTAAGCGTATTCATAAGCCATAACGCATCCCTGTCTTTCAAGTCTTTGCTATATGCCTTCTTGTAAACGCTGTGTCTTACGGACGGATAAAACTTCTTAATATCCATTTTCAAAACGTATATTTTTCCGTTTTTGTCCATTTCAAGCAATGTCCGTTTCATCTTTCTCACAAGGGAGTGCTTTTTAACCTTACTTGTAATACCCCTTTTGGGCAGACAGTTATATGAATCAAGTGTAAGGCTTTTTGTCCATCTGTCCATCATGGGTATCAAAAGGCTGTGCTGGATAATCCTGTCCGGGTAAAACGGGAGTTTGTGTATCTCCCTTACCTTTCCTGCATCAGTCACTTTCTCTATCACCTCATACTTGCTTACATGGTACGATTTGTCTTTGAGCATCTGATAAACATTCTGATGATATTCATCCTTATGTTTCTCATAATCCCTCACAACCCTGTGATTCCTCTTTCCTTTCTTTGCCTTTTCAGCAGCAGAGATAATATTATCCATACTGCCTATCGTTTCAAAAATATTATTCAATCTTTTCATCTTACGTGCTTTTCTTTGTCCGTTGAGCCAAAGATAACTAACTTTCCATATACCTACAACTGTAAATGTACTAATAAGTTCCCATTCTCAAACAATGGGTTGTCTTGACATTTTCCATCTTCCTGACGAGGCTTCTGTATAGCAGTAATTTTTTTTAGCACGTTAGCTGCCACCGATGTTCGTGTTCGCATTCGAAGGGGCATTGTTCGCATTACCATTCCGCAGAGAACAATTGTCGTTGTCCGACTTACCACCAAAGTAAACACCACCATTCTACAGACCGCCTTTTTTCAACTAACCGCCTTTGACAGACTTATTTAACTTTGCTGACGCATTTGGTTAGATTTTTAATTATGCAAACTTAAACATTATTAATATATTTTGCAAGTTTTGGGAGGGGGATTTTTCACTTCGTGAAAAATTAGGGTTGGGTTATTGTACAACGAAAGCCGCCACCGATGTTCGTGCGCGCAGACGAAGGGGCAAAGTTCGCATAACCATGCCGCAGAGAACAATGGTCGTAGTCCGACTTACCACCAAAGTAAACACCACGCCTTCCAATCTTACCCGAACCTGCATTTCCCGTAAACCAGTTGTAATGGCATTCCCCCGTGTGAAGATTGCTTCCCTTGACCTCTCCAATAAGAGAGTTCTTAAAGTTCTTCGTTATGTATCCTTCACCTCTAGCCATAGAACCGACAAATTCATATGTATTCTCAAAACCGTAAGATTCCCCAGGATTCTTTTCTGTGGCTACATTGTCCGTAGTCAGATTGTTCACGTCATAGGTCTGATAGATGTCTATGGATGTAGAATCGTGCATGACACAATCTATCCCACTGTACCACATCCATATATCTCCCCACCCGGCAATACGTCCGCGAATGATAGGCTGTGTGAAGCATATCTCTATTTCACGGTTTGTAACTGCCGCATTGTCAGGAATACTCCATCCGCTAGTTACAGTTGCATTGACAAACTTGGCTACGATACCCGACATCTCCCCGTCAGCCAATCCGTTATGACCTTGGAAGTTGTAGTATTTGTATTTTGTGCTTTCATATTCAAACTCGGTGTCGGGAGCGACATTGTGTTCCTTTGCGTATGACATGGCAAGCTGCGCTTCAAACATCTTCATGCAAGGACGGTAGTTGTTTATAAGCTGTGAAAAATTGTAAGCAGTTCCTGTTTCTGATGCTTTAAATCCTTGCCCGTTCATCTTGTAATACACATAGGTCTGACCGTCCGCCTTCTTGAATCTGACGCCTGTCATTTTCCCCCAGCTTGACGCATCGGGGGCTGAATCGTTGGATGATATTCCTTTTCCGCAAACAGACTGTGCGTGTAGGTCTTTTGTTCTAAACTTAATAAAGAGAAGCGTACACCACACTTCAAGGTCAAGGGCGAAGGCATTGGCATAAGGATAGTTCTTCGTAATGTCCGGGTTCTTTGCCCTGGCGTATTTCTCAAAATCAAAACGTGATACATTTGTCGTAGGCCATCCATTTCCTTCCATTATGTTTACGCCTAGATTTCCTACTGATGTTGCTCCTTTTACCGTGTTGTCAAAAATAGATCTCTGCTTCCCATCCTTTATCGTGGAGTAACCGATACTCATTCCGAACGGTTTTATCTCTATGGCCGTATCGCCACCGTATGTAAACGGAGCGTCACTGACTAGCCTTCTTTCGTATGTATCATCCGTTCCTCCGTTGATTATCCAGAAAGGCTTGGTGTTTACAAGCATAATATCGCTTCCGTCATCTGTTACATCAGTTCCGTCAATAACAATATTTGACGGGCTACCGTCAGCCATTTTGAAGAAATTGGTCTGGTCAAGGAATCCTACTACCTTACCGTCCTTTACCTTTGCCGCACGGAAAGAGTTGAGGATAGGATGTGATGTCTTGAACTCTTCCTTTCCTATCCATGTCTGAAATACAGGGTCTGTCTGCCCTCTTCTCATTTCCACTCCATATATATTCCCCTGCTGCATCTTTATCTGTTCGAGAAGCGTTTTGTAGTCATTGGTGAAATCATTTGTGGATAACTCCTTACCGTCCACCTTGTCTACCTTCTTGTCTAGGGCTGTTTTCTGTGCGGTGGATACAGGCTTTTCTGCATCGGACGTATTGTCCACATTAGACAGACCTATATTGTCTTTCGTTATATTGACATTCCCTGTCCTGTAAGACTGTTCGGCATTACCTTTCACGCCTATGACGGTATTCTTCTGTGCGCCTTTCTCTATCCCGTCAAGTTTGGTTTTTAACTGGGTAGTAAAGTTATTGTCTGTATGCACATAGTTTTCGTCCATTACCATGCCTTGTCTTATCTTAGACACCGTGACGGATTTGTTCTCTTTAGGGCTTCCCGTCACACATGGTATCATCTCTTCTCCCGTAGCGGTCTCAACGGGAGGCATCTGTGAAATTTTAAGATTATCTTCCATTATATTATTCCGTTAATATTAAACCATCGTTTTCAAGCAATATGCTGTATCCATTTTCAGTGATTACGGTATTCCGAAGAACCTCTAGCGTTATCCTTGAATCAGCAAGCTTCCATGAATTGTCAGAAAACGGCATATACCCGTCTTTCTTTACAGACAGCGACATCGTGCCATTTGCCATACCCCGTACTTTCACTGTACCGTCAGACAACGTTTTGTACTGTACGCCTCCCACCGTGACCGTTGCGTCCTGTATGGGTGAGCCTGATACGTCCACCACCGTTATCGTTACGATAGCCTTCGGTATATAGTAGTCAATCAAATCCTGCTCGGTGAATCCGTCATTCTGTTTGGTGGGAACTGAATCGAAACCGATGGAGTTGTAGAAAGCCAGGTTTGCAAAATAACCCAAATTATTATATGTAGAAAAGAAGGATGGTTTTCCAGTTCTTTCACTGTTAGCACTACTATTTATTATTGTTATAATTGTTTTCTTTCCAAGAAGATTATCTGCAATAGTAGTTTCATTTAATACTCCATCAATATATGTTTTTCCATCAACATTACGAGCATTATAGGCTATTGTGTTAGCTTCAGTAAAAATTGAAAAATAACTAGATTGTATTTTATCATATCCAACTTTTCTTTGGTCATATAGAATTTGGGATAGCCTAAAATTATTACAAGTATAGAACAACACCTTCACCCCTTGTTGCAAGTTCTGCACCTGTCCGTAATCATCCACTCCGTCTGTCACTAGGGCGTTGGGATAGGATGGGATTTGCTCAATTGTGATATTACAGGTATGGGGATAGGAAGCTGCTATAACTTGCCATTTCATATTATATGTAGCGGAATATGTGGAAGCAGGTAATTCGTACTCTCCATCCTTTTTCATATCAAATATAATCGTTGCCAATTCACCTAATGATGTATCTCCATATATTACATATCTCAATGTTTCATTAGATGTGATACCTGTTACTCTTACCTTGTATTTTTTAGACGGAGAACTTACTCTAGTTTCTATGACTCCACTACTTACTTTTACATTATTTATAGTAATAGTATTGTCTGTTATCGTTCCATCACCTCTTGCGCCACTTAAATAGGTGATAAATAGTGCGCTGTCAAGCCAGTTATATTCATACCCTCCCACACCGCTCATTGCAGCAAATAGGAAATTGTTCAATTTAAGCGGTCTGTTGTTTCCGCTATGGTCTTGCAGGTATGGATTGGCTTTTAGTATCTCGTTTGTGGGAACGGATTGTCCTGACGGTAGCTGGGTGATGGTAATGTTACAAGCACCGACAATATTGCCGTTTCTGAATGACAGATTATCGTTTACGGTTCCTAATGGCGGAATATCATATGTTCCGTCTTGTGTGATATTAACTAATTTTACATTAGCACTATATCCCCAGTATAATTCCTGCCCGTCAACTATACCTTTCACTTCCACTTTCATTCCTGGGAAATTTTTTGTTTGGTCAGGAATGTAGCATTTTACTGTATCGTTCAGTGTAGCAAATCTAGTTATGACAAATGAGGTGCTTGTTATAATTACATCAGCATTTACAGATGGATGTGATCTCCAATCATTAAAGTTTTGGCTGTATGTATCCACAGGCTTTGACATATCGTACCAGAACACCATGTGTTTTGGTATCCATTTTTCTATCACCTTGCTTATGTCGGTTTTCGCCTTTCCTGCCGACTTGACAAGTCCAAGCCTTCCTATGTTAAAAAGTCCTATTTTTCTCATTTTTCGTCCATTTTAACCCACTCATCAGATAAAAGCAGCTTCTCAAACTCTCTTGTGCCAGTGTCGTATGTTTCGTAAGGGAAATGGTATTCCGTTCCGTCCTCAGGTAACGTCATAGGCATCACTTCCATAACCTTTTCGGTATGGAGCATATAATACAGTCCGTCTGTCGATTGTCTGAAAACGGACAGGTCATCTTCCGAAAACATAATCTCGGCATCTATTTTTGGTACTATGGAAAACTGCATATTATGAATTTTATCTATTATCGCAAAGATAATTAAAAAAAGTTAAACGTATTGGTTGCATACGGTTTTATGTCGTATATTTGCTGAAAATTTAAAAAAAACATATCTACGAATGTACTTAGCCTTTTCGATGGAATGTCGTGCGGACGGATAACACTTTCCGAACTTGGCATTCCTGTAGAAAAATACTATGTGTCCGAAGTGGACAAGTTTGCCATAAAGGCAACCATGCAGAACTTTCCTGACACCATACAGCTTGGTGATGTAAGAGAACTTGAAGTAAGCAGACTGGATAAGATAGACTTGATAATCGGAGGATCTCCATGCACAAACCTGTCCATGTCCGGCAAGAGAAAAGGGCTTTCAACGAAAGAAGGCATGGAGGTTTTAGACTTGCAAACGTATCTTGAATTGAAGGAGAACGGTTTCGAGTTTGAAGGGCAATCCTATCTGTTTTGGGAATACATACGTATATACCACGAACTTATTGAGCGTGGTGACAATCCCAAATTCTTCCTTGAAAATGTGGAAATGGGAAATAAATGGGAATCTGTGTTCAATGAAACAATGGGTAGGAAAGGAATACATATTAACTCCGCCCTTGTATCGGCACAAAACAGAAAGCGTATATACTGGACGGATATCCATGACGATATTCCACAGCCAGAAGATAGGGGAATACTTTTAAAGGATATTCTTGAAGAAGAGGTTGATGAAAAATATTTCTTGTCTGACAAGATGATTGAATGCTTGAAGGGCAGGGTAAAGACGGAAAAATTCAGTCCTGTCCAGTTCAGCCCTATCAAGTTTCCGTATGAACAAAAGGCGCGCACTATAAATACAAGATTGTTCAAGATGGGTGACAATGACAATTACATACAGGTGGAAAATGATCCGATATGTGTTGCGATGCGAGGGCGTGAATCAGCCTGCCTTACTCCAAAAAGAACCGAATATGGAAAAAAGATAAGAAAGGAATATGAAGCCGGGATTGTAAAGGAACAGAGAAAGAACATCCAACAGCTTGAACCTAGGGAAGATGGAAAAACCAATTGCCTTACAACAGTACAAAAGGATAATCTGATAGTTGTTTCGGGAACGATATGTGGATTTGGAGGGAGGCATTTCCGTGAAATAAAATCTGGTAAATCATGTACACTGCTGGCAAGGGCTAGAAATGATGGAAGCACACAACCATGCGTTATAATTGGTACTCCTAATATTGCCGATATTACAATTCCAAACAAATATATAAAGAAAAATATACGCAGTATAGACGATAAGGCTCATACATTACTTGCTACATCACACAAGGGAGCAATGGCAAACGGTATGACGCTAGTTGATAACGGTAATTTTCGCATTCGTAGGCTTACCCCCACCGAGTGCGCACGACTTCAAACCGTTCCCGAATGGTATATATGGGATGGAATATCCGATACACAGCGTTACAAGATGCTTGGGAACGGATGGAATATAGAAACAATCAAACATATCTTTAAATATTTAAGACGATGAATGTACTAAGTTTATGTGACGGGATAGCTTGTGGACGTATTGCACTAGAGAGAGCAGACATAAAGGTAGACAAGTATTACGCAAGCGAAATAAACGAACCGTCTATCAAGGTTGCACTGGATAATTATCCCGATATAATTGAATTAGGGGATATTAGAAACTGGGACAAATGGGATATACAGTGGAAAGATATTGATTTGCTGATTGGCGGAACACCATGTCAGGATTTCTCACAGTTAGGGAAAGAGAAACTGAACTTCGATGGAGAGCGTTCGGGATTGTTCTTTGAATATGTCAATATACTCAACCATATCAGACAGTTCAATCCTAATATAAAGTTCATGCTCGAAAACGTGAAGATGAAATCCGATTGGGCTGATTTGATTTCGTCACATCTTGGAGTAGACTATGTGTATATCAACAGTTCCGATTTCTCCGCGCAAATGAGAGCAAGATACTACTGGTGCAACTGGGAAATACCTGCATGGAAGGACAAGGGAATATTGTTCAAGGACATCATTACGGACGGGTATGTGGAGAAAGACAAGTCATGGTGTATGCTTGAATCATGGAACAGGTTTGCCAAGAACCCCGAATCACTGTTGAGAAGATATAAAAAATCACTTACACCGTTGATATTCAACTCACCCGACTGTAATCCCGAAAAAGGTTTCAGAACGCCAAATATTACGGAAGCGGAAAGATTACAGACCGTACCCGAAGGATACACCAAGTCGGTACAGCCACATATAGGCATGGGGCTGTTAGGAAACGGATGGACAGTAGATGTAATTAGTCATATTTTTAAAGGAATAAAATGAACGCAATTGTTAGTCATATATTCGCATTCTTTTGCGGATGCTCGTTTGTTATACTTGGAGCAATTTATATTGGAACGAAAGGAGATTGAATGGAATAATAATAGACGGAGTGCTCCATGAAATGGTTGAATCATTCAATATAATCGTGGGAAAGTAACGGATAAACACTCCCCCTTACTGATAAACGGCAAGGGGGAGGATTGTGTTTATAACCCTGGACCCATAGAAAGAAGCAATGTACTTCCCTTATATGCAGCACTGTTAAGGCTTACCCATACCCTTGCAGTTCCTGCATTAATCAGTTCCGATGATATTAATATTCTCACCTTCTTGTCAATGCTGGAATTGGCGGATACTGAAAAATCCTCTATTTTTTCTCTTGATTCACCTATAACCATAGGATCTTCAAATTTCTTACTTGCAAACCTAGACATACAACTATTATTACGGAAAGAAATAAGGCTACTCGAACCGTTTCTTACTCTTACGGTAACTTCAATATATCCCATAACGGATGGCATCACTCCACCAAGTATTGTTATGCTTACGTAAGAACCAACTATCTCTATATCTCTTTTACTTACCATTGGTACAGAATATGCTATATGAGCAATATCGGGATCATCCTGCTTCAATATAGCTGTACTAAGGAAAGGATAAACTTCCCAATCACCAGCAGTCATACCCCACGAGTTTACAGTAACCGTAGCGTATCCTGTTCCTATCTTCTTGTCGGCAGTAACACGCCTAGACATCTGACTGGTCTTGTGCTTAACATAGACACCGAAATAGCAATCAGCTATCTCGGCAAAGTCACCCATGTTAAGAAAATCAGTATCATGCCCCTCCGATGGCATCATTATAGCCGCAGAACAGACAAAATTACTACTTGTAAACTGATTGGTAGCAGTATCCGGGCAGGAGAATCTACTTATCGGTGGACTGGCAAGATGGTTGTATCCGTTAAAGTCGGTAAGGCGAAATGGAAACTTCCCTCCTGTAGGTGGGGTGTATTCCCATCCGTTCATGCTTCCATCAGCGTGTTTTGGCGCATCCCAGTATCCTGCCATTTGGAAAGGCTTGACACCACAGTTTCCATCCCATCCTTGCCACCATTTTTCATCTGGTCCAGGAGCAAGGCTTTCATATCTTACAGGCTTGTACCGTGCCCACGGGTTTATTTTTCCGTGGGTGTTTGCACAAGCGTATCCTAAATCATAATCCCCACCAACACTGCCTATGCCAAGAGTGGCGAAAACGTCACCATCAAGGTTTATCGGGGCTGTAATCTTTCCGTTAGAATGACTCATGTTACTTTTCCTCCTGCTCTTTTACGGTAACATATCCCGAAACAAGCACAGTCTTTCCATGACAGTTAAGGATATCACAACAAATGTCACCTTTGATAACAATAGCATTACTAAAATCCCATCCATCTTTTTCGCTCATGGTATATATTATGCCACTTGCCCATTTATTACATTTCACATTACCTTCAATGTAAATGTCAACTTTTTTATTATTTTCTTCCATATCGCAAATATACTAATTAATTCCTAATCTATTTTCCAATTCTCTTACTCTTTTCTTTAATCTTGTAACTTCATCGTCAACTTCCTGCAAGCCTTTCCACACAACAGGGATAAGTCTTTCATAAGTAACCGTATAGTAATCATGGAACACATCCCTTACCCATTGTTCAAATCCTCCTGCTATAAGGTCTTGTGCTATCAGACCGAACTGGTCATAGTCATTATTGTACACCTCTGAATTAGCCTTGGCAATATCATTCCAGTGGTATTTTACAGACCTGAACCTGTTTATGATATTCATGGCGTTGTAATTCTGAATATCCTTCTTTAGTCTAATATCAGAACCGCTCGCCTTAGCTGTTATCTCTGCCTTTGAATGGATTCCTCCTGCTGGGGATATTTCAACCACATTTTGATTAGCCGTAGCAGTACCAGTATCAAACGTAAACCAGCTAGATGCGTTCACACCTAATTGACCCCTAAAAGTTCCCCCACCATTATAAAAGGCTATGGATGAACCTCCAGAGCCACTGGTTCTTACCAACCGGATAGTGTCATAGGTGTCTGTCTGAATAAGCAGTCTTTTACTACCGTAATTACGTATGAAATTGCTATCTTCCATATATATTCCACCACCATAATTCTGATGATACCACCCTGAATTTCCCGTACTTCTGAACCAATCGGAGCATTGGATGGAAGATGGGAGTTTTAAATATACATTTGAAGAGCCGTTTACACTAATACCAGCACCCGTATGGGCAGCGTTATGGTCTTGTATATAGAATGTTCTAGCAGAAGTCCACACATCCGCACTAGAAGCCCTACTGTCAGCCAACGTGGAAGCACCTCCTGCCGATACAGCCACAGACGTGTTGGATGTGGATTGCAGTCCTCTCCACGCGGAAACGTTAGCACCGCTAGACCAATATTGGTATTGTATGTGCCCATTGTGGTATGAACCAATCTGACGCACCTGCAATTCAAAATTGTTTGTCCCTACACGTACAAGACGGATATTATCCATTCCTTTTGCGAATGTAGGAAGATAAAGACGTGCCGAGTTTGAAACATTTCCTACATTGCTGTCAGAAGCAGAAGGAGCACTTCTCATTTGGAAGATGGCACAGAAGTGGTAATATCTGACTTCTTCCTGTGCATGATTTCCATAGGCGTACCATATCCTTCCCCAAACCGTTACTGACCTATACGGTCCGGCTCCCGATTCAGAACAAGCGAATATCTTTTTCCAACCATTATCAGTACCACCTAGAGCGAACTGTAATGAATAAGTAGCGGTGGAATTATAATTTCTAGGTATATCCATTATATGCCAATTATCCAGTAAGTCCGCATTCAAATTGGCATTCAATGTAGTAGAAGAACATTGGTAAGGTGCGGTTCCTGTGCCTACGGTGGACGCGAACCTGCTCGATTCAGCATAATTACCTATTACAACCTTGTTATCTTGCAGTACGATATTACATAATACATTATTGCTTGAATTTCTTAAATCAATCCAAGCATAGGAACTTCCACCGCCCAATACCAACCGTCTAGCCGAATCCCAGTTTGCAGCAAGATAACCATTATGGGAAGTAATGTTGCTGTGTACATCTAACACTCCACTTCTAACATTCAACCACATGGCATTGTTTCCTTGTCTTACACCGCTGGTAGAATCTATTGTAGGATACCAGCCTATACCATACCATGAGCCGAAACGTAAATTTGCATCGGTTGAAGAAGCTGTATCACCACCACCATGAATCCAAACACTCGAAGTCTTAACCACTCTAGTTGACCATCCGATATTGAATCCTTTGGTATTGTTCATCGTCAAATCCCCTGTCATGGTGTCACCTGACTTCTTTACGTAACGTCCGTCAGCAATAGACGCATAGTTTTCAGTATGTAATAATCTATGCCATGCAGACGTTATCTTATTAGTACCATCATGTTTTCCTCTAAAAAACAAGTCTGTACTAGTTCCTCCTATCTGTAATGCAGCAAATTTATTGGAATCCCATAAGTTAGCTAATAATCCATATCCAGCAAAAGGGGCGTTATTTGTAGTTTGTTCTGTTGTTCTTATTTCCTTAATTGCTCTTTCAGAATAAGTATTTAAGTCAAAAGTACCATCACTTCTACCTACACTTAACAAGAACCTTTCAGCGTGAAATCCGTCAAGAAGGTCTGCATTAAGATTACCCACAACAGTGTTACTTGCCACAATAAATGGAGCAGTGCCACTTGCTACGATAGATTGTAACGGAATATAGCTTACAACCCTGCCCGGTGCTATGCTGAACAAGTTCCTCAAAACAGAGCTTGTACAAATACTCTCTACCGTACCTGATATTGGACTTGCATAAGTCTGGAATAAATGGGCGGCAGCAATATGTCTTATTCTGTCAGGTCCAGCACCACCTACGGTTGTGGCATCTGTATCACTGGGGCTTAAATCGTTTCCTTTAAACAGGACCAGCTCACCACTTTCCGTACCTCCCCAAAATCTTTCAGCAATGAACGTATGGTTATAACCTCCTGGTCCATCTCCCGTAGTTCCGTAGAAATATATGGTATTGGGAGAAGTGGCGTTTCCTATCTTCAAGTCACCGCTCATGGTGATACTTCCCACACCTGTCATATCACCGCTTACATTGGCCGTACCATCAAACGACTGCCCCCATAAAGTCCTTGGGGTTTGCAGTTTTTTAGCAGCCTCAGAAGAGTTCTGCAAGTTTGCAAATACAGGATTTACATAAGTGCTCCATGACGGTGCTTTTGTATCTGCTTGGTATAGCGTTATATTCGTATTAGCCCCTCCGTTTCGGTCATGGCTGTATAACAGATTGGCTTGTATTATGGAATAGTTACTTCCACCATAACAGTACAGTTCTATGTTTTTCTTTTCCGCATCATGATAGATACGTATGTTTGACCTATTGATATTGTATGATGCTATCAATAGACCTTCCACTACAGCCGTACCTCTAGTTTTGACAACTAACAGACCAAACAAATCACTAAAGGATGAGTGCAGCACAAAGCAAACGTCTGTCATTGTTTCCGTATTACGTATGGAGTATGTAGCTATTCTACACCATGCAGGTTCAGTGCCTCCTACCGTATATCCGTATTTTATAAGGGCGTTTGATGTGCCGAACGCATGGTATCCGTCCAACAAATCCGCACTTAGATTATCTACGGTTGTATTGCTTGAAACTATCAAAGGTGATAACCCTGTGGCAACAGTTGACATGAATCTAGGTGCTCTTACATCATTTGGAGTGACACGTAAAACCAGCTTGTTGTTATGGTCTACGACACCAAATCCTGCACTCTCCGTACTGGTGCCTCTAAGGTTTCCTATATACCAGTAGGTGTCATACCAATTAAATCTTAATCCGTTTCTTATAGAAGTAAACCCACCATCATCGTTCTTGATAACTCCGTTATCTTTATAGATATTGGTAATATCACAATTTTCCACTCCCTTGAATACGATTGCGCCGGAAGTGGAAGCGGATGTAAGTGTTCCAGTCATAGTATCGCCAGCCTTTTTCACCCATCTACCGTCCAATACGGAAGTAGGGATATGACTTGCATCTATGACTTTACTTGAATCAGCCTTTTTCAATTCAGCCCACATAGCGTCAGCGTCAAGTCCTCCCTGCCCAGCCATGTCGTACAGTTTCTTTATCGTGTACGCATTAAACGTATTGTCAAGGTCTGAATCGGAGAAGGTTGTGC